CTACGAAGTCATGTCGCGGCTCGATGGAGACAGTGGCTCGCGGGATACTTGGCTGGATCAAGTAAAGCCGAAGTAATAGTCCAGGGTCCTTCCTGCGAATACTTTATGCGGGGGGCCGAAGCGCGCTACCCCGCTAGCGCCAGCCTAAAAATATGGTTCGCAGTTCGCACCATAGGCAAATGATTTCAACGCGGTAGGTGCGAACTATGGGCCTCATGGTTCGCACTCGGTTCGCACCCGCCCCGCGCATGGTTCGCAGCCTTTCCCAATGATTACAGTGCGATAAGTGCGAACCATGGCAGCACCCCGCGTGCTGCCCCCACCCCACACCTCGGATGGCCTCATGACGCTCCCGTGGATGGCAGCGAAGATCGTGCTGCGTCCGGTGGCGGAGCTGCGCCCGCACGCCGGCAATGCGCGCGTGCACAGCGCGGCCCAGCTCGAGCAGATCAAGGCCAGCATGCTGGCCTTTGGCTTCACCAACCCGCTGCTGGTGGACGAGGCGGGCGTGCTGATTGCGGGCCACGGTCGTCTCGAGGCGGCGATGGCGCTGGGCCTCGAGAAGGTGCCGGTGATCGCGCTGCGGCATCTTTCGACGGCGCAGAAGGAGGCGCTGCGGCTCGCCGACAACCGCATTTCCGAGAACGCGACGTGGGACCAGGCGCTGCTGCGTGATGCGCTGGCCGCTGTGCAGGCTTCCACCGACATCGATCTCGCGGCGCTGGGTTTCTCCGCGGATGAGCTGAACGCCATTCTTGCTGCGGCGGACACGGCGGGGAGCGACGGCGAAGCATCGGCGACGGAGCCTGCGCCGGAAGCATCCGCCGCAGCAGCGCCCTCGACGGACTCTGACGACACTCCTGCCGACGACCCCGCCGACGCCGAACCTGAGGCGCCGCGTCAGGCAGTCACCCGCCCCGGCGACCTATGGGTCCTGGGCGAGCATCGCCTGCTGTGCGGGGATTCCACTGACGCCGCCACCGTTGCCCGCGTGATTGGCCAGGACCGCGCGGCCCTGCTGTTCACCAGCCCGCCCTATGGTAACCAGCGCGACTACACCACCGGGGGCGTCTCGGACTGGGATGCGCTGATGCAGGGTGTGTTCCAGCACCTCGACCTCGCCATGCGGCCGGACGGTCAGGTGCTGGTGAACCTCGGCCTGATCCACCGCGACAACGAATGGCAGCCCTACTGGTCCGGCTGGCTCGACTGGATGCGGAACCACTGCTGGCGGCGCTTTGCGCTCTACGCCTGGGATCAGGGCCCTGGGCTGCCGGGCGACTGGAACGGCCGCCTGGCGCCGGCCTTCGAGTTGCTGTTCCACTTCAACCGGGAGGCGCGGGCCCCGAGCAAGATCGTGCCGTGCAAGTGGGCTGGCACGCCGAACAAGGGCAGCGGGCTGCGCGCCGCCGATGGCGAGGTGAAGGCCTACACGCACATCGGCCTGCCGGTGCAGGAGACGCGGATCCCCGACAGCGTGCTGCGCATCACGCGGCACAAGGCACGCGGCATCGAGACCGAGCACCCTGCCGTGTTCCCGGTGGCGCTGCCTGACTTCCTGATGCGGGCCTATGCCGACGCGGGCGACATCGTGTTCGAGCCATTCGCCGGCGCGGGCACCGCCCTCATCGCCGGCCAGCGCACCGGCCGGCGCGTGCGCGCGATCGAGCTCGCGCCTGCCTATATCGACCTGGCGATCGCCCGCTGGCGGATGCTACATCCCGACCTGCCGGTCACCCTGGCCGATGATGGCCGCAGCTACGACGCCGTTGCCGAAGAGCGCAACGGGGCGCTCGCCGATGCAGCCTGAGCTGCAGGTGGTGTCGCTGCCCGTGGCGTCGCTGGTGCCGTACGCCGAGAACGCGCGCACGCATTCGGACGAGCAGGTCGCGCAGATCGCTGCGTCGATCCAGCAGTTTGGCTTCGTGAACCCTGTGCTGGTAGACGCTGCCGGCGTGCTGATCGCCGGCCACGGCCGGGTGATGGCCGCCAAGCGGCTCGGCCTCGCCATCGTGCCTGCGCTGCGGCTCGGCCATCTGTCCCCGGCGCAGGCCCGCGCGCTCCGCCTGGCCGACAACCAGATCGCGTTGAACTCAGGCTGGGACGAGGCGCTGCTCGCCGCGGAGATTTCTCGCATCCGCGACGAGGCGGTCATCGACCTCGACGTGCTAGGGTTCTCGGCGGAGTCGCTGGAACAGCTTCTCGCGCAGGTGAATGACGCCACGGCACCCGCGATCCTCGGCGACGAGGATGCACTGGCGCCGGAGCCGCCCGCACGGCCTGTCTCCCGACCGGGCGATCTCTGGCGCCTTGGTCCGCATCGCCTGCTCTGCGGCGACGCCACCAGCGCCACCGATGTCGCGCGTCTGCTTGGCGGGGCCAAACCCCACCTGATGATCACCGACCCGCCCTACGGGGTGAACTACCAGCCGGAGTGGCGCAACCAGGCCGGTGTGTCGGACACGATGCGCACCGGCACGGTCACCAACGATGATTGCGCCGACTGGCGGCAGGCATGGGCGCTGTTCCCTGGTGATGTCGCCTATGTCTGGCACGCCGGGGTGCATGTCCGCACCGTGGTCGAAAGCCTGGAGGCCGCAGGCTTTGCGGTGCGCAGCCAGATCGTCTGGGCGAAGCCCCGTCTGGTGCTGGGGCGCGGCGACTACCACTGGCAGCACGAGCCGTGCCTCTACGCCGTGCGCAAGGGCGCGACTGGCCATTGGCAGGGCGCGCGCGACCAGACCACGCTGTGGTCCATCGGCAATGGCCCCGACGATGTCGCCACCGTCCACGGCACGCAGAAGCCGGTGGAATGCATGCGCCGCCCGATGCTGAACAACAGCCAGCCCGGCGATGCCATCTACGAGCCGTTCTGCGGCAGCGGCAGCACGATCATCGCGGCCGAGACGGCGGGGCGAAGCTGCCTGGCGATGGAGATCGACCCCGGCTACGTCGACGTCACGCTCACGCGCTGGGAGGCAATGACCGGCGATCCCGCCGTGTTGGCGGGGGAAGATCGCACGTTCGAGGACATTGCGGCGGCGCGTATCACGGCGAGCGCCACTGCGGTTGCGTGACCACGGAGCACACTGCTAACCGATAGTCTCAAGCGTCGTCTGACAAACCATTTCGAGGAGCGGCTGTGCCGCAGCGACAAGTATTCACCATCGGCTATGAAGGGACAGATCTGGCGTCGTTCCTTGCGAAGCTGGCGTCCGCCCGGGTCAGGCAGGTGATCGACGTGCGGGAGTTGCCGGTATCCCGCAAGCGCGGCTTCTCGAAACTGGCCCTGACGGCCGCGCTCGCCGAGAACGGCATTCACTATCTGCACCTGCGTGATCTTGGAGATCCCAAGCCAGGGCGAGAGGCTGCACGACGAGGTGACCATCGCGGATTTCTCCGCATCTATACACGGCACCTCGCAGGGCCCGCTGCACAGACCGCATTGGCAGAAGCAACCCGCCAGGCTACGGCCGTGCGGTCCTGCCTCCTTTGCTTCGAGCGCGACCACGAAGGCTGCCATCGCTCCATCGTGGCGGATGCTATAGTGGCCGTGACAGGAATCGAGGTGACCCACCTCAGCGTTGCTCCACCAGCCCGGCACAGTTCCCCAGGCAGCGATGAGCACCACGCCTTCCACATCTGGTGAAACCGAGGCGATCGTCATCGTCAAAGCCGCGCCGCAGCTTGGGCAGAAGCATGGCGAGACGGTCTGCTGTGCGGGAATTGACCTGCAGGGTAACTGGCTGCGCCTCTATCCCGTCGCGTTCCGCACGCTCGATGAGGGCCAGAAATTTGGCCGATGGGATCGCATTCACTTTCGCTGGCGTCTACCGAATGACGACCCGCGACCGGAGAGCCGGCGCGTCGATCAGGACAGTATCCGGGTGGTCGGCGAACTTCGTCCGGCGGAGCGTCAGCGATTTCTCGCGGCCCGCATTGTTACTGGCCTCAAGCGCGAGCGCGACGCGAAGCGCAGCCTTGCACTGCTGAAGGCACGCATCCTCGGATTCTCGCATGAGCGGAAGGCGGACGATGATGTTGAGCGGGAAGCTGCAGCCTTTGCCGCTCTCCACAACCAGAGCGATCTCTTCAACACCAAGCCGCTGATTCCGTATCAGCCTTGCCCGTTCAAATTCCAGTTCCGCTACGAGACGGACGACGGAATTCGCCAAGGGACGTGTCAGGATTGGGAGATCGAGGCGACGTTCTACAACTGGCGCCGGGCCTATGGTGAGCAGCGGGCGCTGACAGAGATGCAGCGTGTGTTTGGTGAGGAGTATCCGGCCAAGGGCATGCTGATGGCGATGGGGACCCACTCCCTTTATCCTGACACCTGGCTGATCAACGGTGTGGTTCGCCTCGACGAGGTCGAGCAGCTGACATTGTTCCGATCGCGGCGCTGGGGATCATGATGTGATCCAAGAAATCCAATCATCGCAATGAGATGACGCTGCATCGTGCTTGGCTCCACGGGGCCACAGCGCGAATGGTCCGTCACGCCGCGGGATGCACCGCGCAGCAGATGACGGAGACGACCATGACCGACCGCGAAGCCCGCGCCACCCGCAACCAGGAACGCAGCCTGGCGGCTTTCCTCGCCAAGAAGGCCGAGTTCGATGCCCTGCTGGCGGAACTGAAGCAGGCCAGCGACGACCATTTCGGGGCGGACCCGGAGGCGGTGCTCTGGGGCGAGACGGCCTGGCTCACGGACGTCACCGCGAAACTGAAGGACATCGCGGACCAGCATTTCCGCCGGGGCGAATACGCCGCCTGAGGCGCGCCGTCTGACGCGCCGCCCCGCCAGGCCATGCCTGCGGGGCTCCCGGCAGTAGGGGGCCGATGGTCGGCTCCCCGAACCGGAGATTCTGACGATGAAGCTTTCCGACACCGCGCGCGTGATCCTCAGCGACGCCAGCCAGCACGCGCTGCTGCTGGCGCGCGCGCCGAAGACCCTGCCGGCCGCCGCGCGCAACGCGGTGTTCCGCAGCCTGATCAAGAACAACCTGCTCACCGAGATCACCGCCCCCCGCGACCATGTCGGGCTGGGCTGGCGCCAGGATGATGACGGCACCTGGATCGTGGCGCGCATCACCGACGAGGGCCTGCGGGCCATCGGCGTCGACCCGGAGGAGGTCGCCCCGGTTGGGGGGCGTGGCCCCGCCACCGACACGGCGCCCACGGGCGCGCCGGACGCCGCGCCGCAGGAAGAGCCCGCGGCGCCGGCCGAGGCTAACGACGCCGCGCTTGTGGCGAAGCCGCGCACGAACCTCCGCGAGGCCGGCACCGCCCTGCTGCGGCTCTGGGACGCGGTCGCCGCGCGGGGCTTCACGGGTCCGGTCGACGGGCACGACGACGGCATCGCCGCCGCGATCGAGCACCTGCGCGCAGCGCTCACCACGAAGCCCGCCCGCACGCCGCGCGACCCCGTCGTCCTGCGCAAGCCGCGCGAGGGCACCAAGCAGGAGGCGGTGCTCGCCATGCTGCGCCGGCCGGAGGGTGCCACGGTGGCGCAGATCGCCGAGGCGATGGCTTGGGAACAGCACACCGTCCGCGGGTTCTTTGCAGGCCTGAAGCGCAAGGGCATCACGGTCGTGGCCGCCGAGCGCATCCGCCAGGTCGGCCCCAACAAGGAAGGCGCCAAGGGCAGCTTCACCATCTACCGGGTGGAGGCCTGAATGCCCTCGCTCCGGCTGACGCTGGCGACCTACACCGAGATCGCCAAGCTCACTTTGGGTCCCATGCAGCACACGGGTGTCCAGCAGGCGGATGGGACCATGCTGGTGCCGATCGACGAGCATGTTCACGAGCGCTTGCAGGCGCTGCGCCTGCCGAACGAGTCCGATGACGACCTGATCCAGCGCGTCATCCAGCAGGCGACACGCCGACCGCTTGCCTGAAGGGACGAGATGGCCGCCGCGCGTCAGTCACGCGCGGCGGCTGTCGCGTTCGGGGATCGAGGCGTGGGCGGAGATGAGTATCCGCCATGCCCGAGTTGACGCCCTCGACCCGCGAGGCGGCCCGCCGCATCGGTATCACCGAGACCGCGCTGCGCAAGGCCGAGGGTTCTGGCCGCATCGCGCGCGAGCCGGATGGCTCCTGGGACGTGGAGAAAACCCGTCGCCGGCTGGTTGAGACGGCCGACCCGCATCGCTCACCGCTGGCGGGTGGCGGGGCCACGCCCTCCGGCACCAGTGCCGAGGGCACGCCCTACGCCCGGCTGAAGGTCGCGCAGCTTGCCCTGAAGGTGGAAGCCCAGCGCCTGGCGCTGGACGAGAACAAGCGCCGGCTGCTGGATGTCGCCGAGGCCAATGCCACGATCGACGAGATCGCCGGCACCATGCGGGACGCGCTGCTGAACTGGCCGGCCCGTGTCT